GTAGAACTTGAAACAAACCAAAGGTTATCGTGCATTGACGAATATGGTGCAGGGCTACTTGTTATTGTAATTGCCATTATTTGTTATCTTTTATTTCTTTTGATATTTTAGCAGATGCCTTAACTGCGTAATCGCCTAATAAAGCATAGGCTACATCTTGCGTAAATTTATTATTAAATACCTGTGCAATAGCATTGTCAAAGTATTTAGTTTGCTCAATACCCTTCTTTTTGATAGATGAAGATATTGCATAAGCTAACCTTTTCTTTTTAGTAGCTTCGTTTACTACCTTTTTTAATGCTTGTCTTTTGGTTTCCGTCTTATCTATTTCCCCTTTTTTGTTGGTAGCCACGCTATCAGTCCTAACGCTTTTCCTTGCCTTATTAAGCCAAGTGAATATGTTAGCTGCCATTTTCCTATTAGGGTAAGGACTTTTAAAAGAGTAAGGAGTATTGCTTGGGCTTCCGCTATCGTAACCCTTAACCCCTTGATTGACGAAATCAAAGTACTCCATTTGTTTGCTTCCTAAAGGGTAGCCTAAATTCAAAGTGTATTGATTACCAAACTTTGTGATAACGGGTTGCGAAGGCTCGGCTAATAAACCAGAACTTATTGAGCCTGACTTTTCAAGGTTCTCTTGGATAGCATCGTTAAAGGCTACCCCGTATTCATATAGTACCTTTTCAAGTAATGGCAGTTCGTCTTTCTTAACAACACTATAATCTCCCCCTTTAATCTTGTTAAAGAAGCCTTCCCTTAAAGCCTGTAATTGATTTCTACTAATACTCACGCTAATAAATATAAGGAAGGTCTAAAAATAACTAACCCCACCAAAAATGGCAGGGCGTGTCTGGGGGTATTGGGGTCTTATTTAATCTTCCTAATTGCTTCAGAGTCAAAGTCCGACTTGGCTTTCAAATACGATAAGCTATTTAAGTAATGTATTATTTTAAGTTCGTAAGCCTCTTGCAAAGGTATGGCTTCGTACTCCGATACTATTTTGGTACAGTATTGCCACCCAAAATATTCCATAAAATTGCTGCCACCTTTTGTGCCTTGTCCTGTTCCATATTCTCCTTTATTAGGCTCTTCTCCAAAAAGTCCTGGGTAATTGGAATCCAATCGTTGAATACTTGATAAAAAAAAACAACCGAATAATAAACCTCTTTGAAATTGGCAAACAAAAAGTCGTTTGCGTACTCTTGGTGCTTGTCCGAATCGTAAGGAAGGTCTATGTATTTAAGCCATTTTCTTTGTTGTGGGATAGTAATAGATGCAGCTATCTTGTGTAGGTTAGGTATAAGTTCCTTACAAAAGTACTTGCTTTCTATGTAGCGTGAAGCGTTTATATCCTTTGCATCTTGTATAAACCTATACGTTTTGCCATTGGCTCTTACTCTATTTACGGGCGTACCTTCGTAGTTGTCTTTAAGGAATATTATCTCTGACCTATATTTATTTAGCTTGTCTTTAGGTAGGTTAAGAACTTGATTGTCCGTAAGGTTATTGACTATGCCTACTAACTTGCACTCTAATTCAAACTCCGTTAAGTGTTCTGGTGGGTTTGTAATGATAGGGTGCATTTGTTGGTATTGCCATACCGATATTTTATTCCAACTCATAATTTTTCTATTTCTATTTTAACTTCTTGCCACCATTGTTTTGCTATGCAGTTATCATCTTCGTCAAAGGCAATAGGGTTAGAAGCGATTATTTCGTCTACTGCTATTAAGGCGCATTGTTTAGCTAATTGCTTATCCATACCAAACCTAATATCCGTATTATTAGGCTTCATTAAAAAATCAATACATAATTTATCTGCCTTTTCTTGTGGTGTCATTTCCGAAGTTTTAACATTATTTCATAAGCAAGATGCCCACCTATGTAGCATAACGCTGCCAAAGGTAAGCAAATTGCAAAGAAGTACAATATTTTTATTACTTTAATGATACGGCTACACTTGTTGTGCTACTCTTAGCAGGTGGGTAAACTTTTGTAACCTCGCCAGTAACTCCGTTAATAATGTCAAGACCTTGATGCGGAACTTTCTTTAAGAAATCTTCCATATCCTTTTTGGCTTTAGCTGCGCTATTGTACTCTGTTAATATCTCCTCGTAAGCAGGACTTTCACATTTGCTAAAGTCGTACTTAACGCCTACTTCCCTAATGTTAAACTTTGCGCTCATATACTCAAAGTCCTTGCCATTAAGTACGGCTGCTTGTAATACTGCATCTTTATAGTCCTTGTTTGCCTTTAAGGTTTCGAGCATATCCTCTAAGGCTTTAACCTGTAGGTGTGTTTTTAACGGGTCAAGTTCCCCTGCGTTTAATCGTTCAATTAATTGGTGGGTAAATTCCACCCTTTGTTCTTTTGTTGTTTCAAATATTTGTTGAAGTTCCATTTTATATTGTTTCGGGTTTGTAATTATCAATATCAAAAAAGCCAATTTCTGACTTATGTTCTGGTTTCCTTAATCTACGCTTTGCAGGTTCATAACCCTGCTCGTTGCAGTAGGTAAGTATTTCCAGATAGGTTGCATCAATGTTAGACATCATAATGCTTATCGGCTCACTTGCGTAATATTTGTCTATATATTCTTTTGTGCTTTGGGTCATAGTTTTTAATTGTGTAGTCAAATAAAGCTGCTATTACAAAACCTGTTGCAATTAGCAGAAGGCAGATAGCGTAAATCATTTTGAGTAGATGTCTTGTAATTGTCCAATAAGGTAACAAGCTACTAAAAATACGGCTAAAAGTTGTGCGGTTTCTTTTTTCATTGTGTTTGTGTTTTGATTAAATAATAACCAAATATACAAGTTCTACACAATCCACCAAATTTATTTTTGTAACCTTGTTGCAATTATAGGAAGGCATACCTACCCGTACCTCGTTTTAGGCTAAAGTTCTGCCAAGCTAAAGCCAAAGCCATTACGGCATCATCGTGGAAGCCTGAGGGTGCTGAGTACTTTACCCCCGTTGCCGTGTACATATATTCAAATACTTCAAGTTCCTGGCTTATTATCCCCTCAGGATAGCCAATCTTACCTTGATGTATGGCAGCCTGTAGCCCTTCCATAAGCTGCTGCTTACTTGAACTTGTAAACTTTAACCCTTGTATCATTACCCCTTCACGTTGTAAATCCTCAAGGATAGGGTCGCCAACCCCCGTACTATCGACAAGGATAGGGCATTTAGGCAGCCTAAGTATAGTTTGCTTAGTATTGTGCCAATCCATTTGAAAGCGGTCAAAATAAGCCACGTTTCCATCTTCATCTAAGCCTACTATTACAGTCCAATCGACTGACTTCGCAAGGTCAATCCCATAAGCTACAATCGGCATTGTTGTTACTGGGTGTATACATTTGCGAATGTATTGGCTACCAAATGGGTTTGCTGCGTTCTCCGCAGGGTTTGCCATATACTCCTGCTCAAACACAACCTCTGGCAGTTGCTTCCTTGCATCGTCTATTTCGTTGGGGTCAATGTAAGGGTTATCGTATGTAGTAAATTTAAAGCTTTGCCAATCGGGTTCTGCTTTGCTAAACAAACTAAAGAAGTAGTTTTTACCTTTAGGGGTGCTAAGGAATATAGCTTTCCCCTTGTAGTCAGTTAAAGTAGGTCTTATTGAGTTTAGCCACCCGTCTTCAAGGTTAGGTATAAAGGAAGCCTCGTCTACTATTACCAGGTTAAACTTTCGCCCTCTTAAGTTATCCAAGCGTTCCCCTGTAAAGAACTCTACCTTGCCACCATTAGGAAAGCTGATGTTTAAGTCCGATTTGTTATTAGGGAAAGGAAGGCTATTACAAAGCTTCTCAAAGAATACCTTAGCTAATTTATAGGTAGGGGTTATGTAAGCAACCTGACCACCTTTGATTGCCGTTGTAATACATTTGATCTGGCTGAGTTCCGATTTGCCAAACCTTCGACCGCACATAACAACTATGTACCTGGCTTCGCAATCAAGTATCTTCTTTTGGTTTATATGTCCGTTAGGTAGTTCTATCCGCATTAAAGAATTGTCTTGCCGTCTACAAATACTATCTCAATTCTATTATCTGTTTGAATATCCATTTGTTCTTTTGGCTTACCATAAACACGGGTAAGTAAAGTTTCTAAACTATAAAGGCTGCCCTTCTCCAAGCTCTTACGCATAGCTGCTGCTATCGTCTTTTCAAGTATCGTTGCCTTCGGGTTATCCCATACTGTTTTAAGTTCCTCTAAGTCCATTGACATCATAGCTTGTATGGTGTCATTTATCTCAGCAAGTTTATATCCCTGCTCTTTAAGTAGGCTTACATACTTCCTGGGTCTGCCGTTTGGGTTCAATGTTTCCCCCTTCTGCATTTTGTACGGCTCTATATTTTGTGGATTAGGCATCGCTGTAATTTCGCTGTTTTTAAATTGGTTCTCCGTTCTTTTTAATAACTAATGTTGGGTCAAGTTTACGCATCCTGTCTACTATTACTTGGCAGTACTTAGGGTCGAGTTCCATTCCGTAGCACTTCCTTTTAAGTTGATGTGCTGCTACCATTGTTGAACCTGAACCTGTAAATGGTTCAAATATTAATGAATTTTCAATAGAACTATTTTTGATTGCCTTTTCACATAATTCAATAGGTTTCATTGTAGGATGTTCTTCACTTCTTGATGGTCTATCAATATTCCATACAGTATCTTGTTTATTATCTCCTTTCCATACTCTTTCTTTACCTTGTTTCCACCCATATATTATAGGTTCGTGCTTCCATTTATAGTCTTTATTCATTGAAAATGTACTATTGTTTTTAACCCAAACTATAATACTTGAATATTTAAACCCTGCATCAACAAAAGCCAAAATAAAATTTGCTCTTTCTAATTCACTATGCGCAACATAAATTGGACTACCATCATTCATAAATAAAAAGCAATTAGTATAAACATCGTAAAGAAATTTATAAAAGTCATTTATTTTATCATTTGCAATAGCATCTCTTTTTTTGCTACCACCTTCATAAGCCACATTATAAGGTGGGTCTGTAAATACCATATCTGCCTTTTGTCCGTTCATTAACTTTGCTACTTGGTCGCTATCCGTACTATCTCCACAAAGCAATCGGTGTTCTCCTATCTCGAATAAATCTCCTAATACTATATCGGTTTTTATTCCCCCGTCTGGAACTGCAAAATCATCTTCTTCTGCTTCTATAACTTCTGCATCAAAACCAGGTATGTCTAACCCCCAATCTTGTAATTGATCTGCGTCCCAATTATTAGCAAGGTCGTTCCAATCCCATTCTCCATAGCCTACGTTGTCTTTAACTATAAATTCCTTTTGTTGCTGCTCGGTTAATTCACTTGCTTTGATAATAGGTATCTCTTTAAGTCCCGCTTCTTTACAAGCCTTCAATCTCATATTGCCACCAAGTACAACCATATCGTCATTAACAACAATAGGTCTAAGGTTTAGCATTTGTGGGAACTCGTTAATTGACTTTACAAGCTTTGCAAACTTATCATCTTTAATTATCCTGGGGTTGTTAGGGTTTGCTTTTACTGTGTTGATTGGTACGTTTTGTATCATAGTATTCCATTTATTATGTCATTTGCTTCGTCTATTGCATCTTCTTGGTCGAGGTAAGTGTCTACGTCTGCTATATGTTTGTTGATTAAAGTTTCTGCCATTGCATAGGTGTAGTGTCCTATCGTGGTCATATCGTCTCCGTTTTTACCCGTCTTACATACCGCAAGGAAGTAAGCTTTGTGCGTAAGGAGTAACCATATAGCGTTTAGCTTTCTCATCTACCTTGACCTTTGTATAATTTAGGTCTTGGGTTATGTTTGTTAAAGGACTTCTTAGCCGAGCCTCGTTTCCTTTTCCCGAAATTTACTTTTGAACTATTTTCTTTAATCTTTGCCATTCGGTATATTTTTTAAGTGTATCTCTTTTAAGAACTCCTTATATTGTTTTTTATCTCCGTATTTAATATGGCATTGTCTACAACAACCCATAAGGTTTTCTATCGTGTCTGCCTTTTTGCTTCCACCCATTCCCCTCGCCTCAATATGATGTATGTCTACCGCTTGTGAGCCACACACTTCGCAAGGAATGAAGTCCGTTTTTTTATACCCCATTCCCTGCAAATAAATTTGTGTGTGTTTCTGCATAGTTTCCCCATTAATTTTCTTCGTTGATTAATAATAATTGTTTAAAAAAATTAACTATGCAAATTATTTTCCATCTATTTCTTTTAGTTTGTTAATCGCCCATTCAATTCCTGAAACACCACCCCAGGCATCATACATTAACCCACCACAACCTTCGCTATAAGGCACGTCTTTATGTTGCTGATGTCTTTTAAAGGAAGCCATACGGGCAATCGTATCTCTACTAATTGGCTCACGATTAGCCAACTGCCTTGCTCTTGCTTTACCTGTTGCTTCTCCACAAGAACCCCACCCATTTTTCTCTGCCCATTCTATTGCCCTCTTTGCGTTGTTAGTTGCACTTTCGGGATAGTCGGTATAGCTTTCGGCAAACTTGCCACCTGCAAGAATAGCCTTCCAAACTTGCATTGCTTTTTCCTCGGTATCGTAAACGCAACCGCCTGAGCCTATTCTATATTTCCCGTTTGAGCATTTTATTACTGGCATAGTTTACTATAAATATACTTTCGGTCTAAATTTATCTCGTCAAAGTTATACTTCTTTTGGCAGAACTCAAATAACTTCTGTCCGCTTTCCTTACGCATATCCGCATCGCTTACTAAATCTCGTATATGTTTATACCAATCCTTTTGGCTTTTAACGTAATGAACAGGCATATCTAAGTAAGGATTAACGTGGCTAACTATGGCAGGGTTCTTTTTAGCAGCCGTTTCTAATACCTTAAGGTTGGACTTCATAGCGTTAAACTTGTTATCTACCAATGGAATAATTGAAATATCGCTATCGGTATAAGCACCCATATATTCCGTAACCTTAGCGTAATTGTAGATAGTAGGGTTAAGTTTAAGACCACAAGTAAAGGCATCTATCATTTTATCCCATATAGGCTTCTCCCCGTCATTGTAACCTGCTATAACTGTTCTTATGTTCATACCTTGTAACCTTTTAAAAGGCTGCCTAAGTATCTCTAAATCTCGCTCGTGCGTTCCGCTACCGCTCCAAAATAATCTTACTTTGTAATCATCGGTCTTGTTATCTTGGAACTGCTCTTTTCCGTAAGGTAATGCGTTTGGTAATATATGTACGTTTTTATTGTATTTAGTTATCTCGTCTGCTAACCTTTCGTGTGTGCAGGTGCATAGGTCTGCAATTTCTAAATAATCAGTAATTAGTTTACCTATGTTATTGTACTTATATCTTAAATACAACAAATGGCTTTCGCTAAGTTCCCAATAATCGTCATTATCGACTACCAACTTAAAGCCATACTTAGTGCGCCAAGTGTCCATTTGCTTTGCATCTATCTCATTTAACATTCTATTCATAAGCACAATATCCCACCCTTGCTCCAATAGTTCGTCATTAAGTACATCGGTAATAAGTGCGTACTCTTTTTCCATATTAACGATAGGCATCATAATTCTATGATAGCCAACTCCCGAATTAGCTGAAGTTATACAAAGTATTTTCATAAGTTTATATAATAAGTTTTATTTCTATTTGTATAACCAGATACATTATTGCTATGCAAACTCCAGGTCTTTTGTACTAATTCATTTTTATTGTAACCATAAGCATCAATGCTATTTTGCTCAATATGATTAGCGGTATATTCTTTAATGAATTTCGTATGCAAACCTGCTGCTCTGCATCTCGTACAATAATCTAAATCTATTGCTCCATAAGGGTCAAGTTCTTGATTAAATGCACCAACTCTTTTTATAGTTTCTTTTGTAATAGTAAAGTTACCAATTAAATCAGCCGTGTCATTACCTGTACTATGTAAAGGAATAGAACAAATACCAATAGTTTTGTCTTGTAAAAAGTCATTTCTTATTTGCAACCAATTATCAGGTTCTAATATATCGTTACCCA